CACCGTGATCGATCAGTGATCGATCATCGTTCGATCCGTGGTCGTGTTGTGGTCGGTTGTCGATCGGCTTGTCCTGGCCTTTCCGGTAGTCGCCAACGATCTGCGCGGCCTCCCATGTCTCGGACGGCGGCGCCGGGTGAGACGGGCGCGGACGCTTGGACCGGTGGTCTCGGGTTATGTCCTGATCGAACCGGTCCAGCACGCCATAGGTCGAGCCCTCTACTTCGTAAGTGTGAACCAGCCCGGCCGACTTGAGCCGGTCGAGGATCTCGGTCATCTCGCCTGGGGCAATGAAGGCGCCGAGCGCGCGACGCAGTGCCGTGGCTCCGGCCTCGAACCGCCCATGCTCATCGGCTGCCAGATACAGGCTCAAGAGCATCCCCCGATCGGCGTGCGATAGGTCCAGGACGCGCTCTTCAGACAGAAGACGACGCGGAACGGGCATCCACGGCCAGCTCATCGATCCACCACCCAATCAGCTGCGCGGACCTTGCCAAAGGTGAAGTCCTCGATCTTCATCGCCGCATCTAGGCTCGGGATGTTGTGCCCCTTGCACCATCGTCCGATCGTCGTCTGTGCGATCCCGGTGCGTCTGGCCATCTCGTTTTGGCTAATTCCGGTGGATTGCATCCACTCGACAAGCGCCGCGCGGCCTGCGTTGTTGCTGCTCATCTCGCCCCTTCTGCATTCGTGGCTTGCCCCATTATGCACGGCTGCAGTAGGCTTGCAAGACAATCAACCACGGTGGACGTATGCCAAGACCTACGAAGGCACAAGCGCGCGCCTTGAAGCGCCTACATGACAACGGTGGAACGGTCGGTAAGTTCCTACTCCCTGAGCCCTGTCCAAAGACCGGACACGCCAAGATCCACGGGCACACGGTCAATAAGCTGGTCGATCTCGGCTGGTGTCAGTTCGGCATGGATGAGCGCCGCCCGGTGTTCTGTCTCACTAATGCCGGTTGGCTCGCGTGTGCCGCACTCTTCGGAGACGTGCCGCTACCCCCTGGGGTTCAGCCTGAGCCCGAGCCTGAGCCAGATCCTACGCCCGTGGAGCCTGTGAGCGCGCACACTGTCGAGCTAACAGAGGACGAGGCTCGGGCCTTCGCGCTGTGGCTCGCGCATCGTCGTGCGGCTCCCAAGATGCCTCCAGAGGCAATCAAGCGCGCCGAGCCTATCCCGATCGAGCTGCCCGAGGATCATAAGGCTTGGTTAGAGCTTCGGAAGCAATCGATCGGATCGTCCGATGTTCCGACTGTCCTAGGCCTTAATCCCTGGTCTGGGCCGTGGAAGCTGTGGGCGCTTAAGACTGGCAAGATCCCGAACCAGGATGCCGGTTGGTATGCGGCGCTCGGGACGAAGATCGAGCCGCTGATCTTGGAGCTGGCAAGCGAGGACCTCGGGGTGGATGTCTTAAAGCCTCGCAACGCATACCGGCACGGGCTGATCTCGTGTCTGACCGCAAACCTCGACGGGCTCGCGCGTGACCCGCTCGACCCTGCGCGGACGGTCATTGTTGAGGCGAAGCACGCCAGCCTCTACGCGAAGAAGGCGATCGAGGCTCTCCGCGATCATGGCACGGTGACGCCGGGAACGGACGTGGAGCGGTGGTACTACCAGATTCAAGAGCAGATCGCCGTTATGGCTGTCGACGCGGCCTACCTCGCCGCCCTGGTGAACAAAGACTTTTACACGGTCCGTATCGAACGGGACGATCGAGCCATCGCCACGATTGAGCGTGAATGCTCGGCATTCTGGGATCGGTTCGTGGCTGGTCCTGACGGCCCGAAGCCGCCGCCAGCGAGCGCGGCCGACCTGGGGACGCTTACGAGCGTAGCCGATACGGACCCGGAAGAGACGGTCCCGATCGATGATCTGGCGGCCGAGCTGCTCCGCGTCCAGGCAATCAACGATGAGATCCGGGAGCTGAAGACCGAGAAAGACGGGATCGACGCCAAGATCCGACAAGCTCTCGGGGATGCCGGGATCGGGACCGTTGAAGGCGTGACACGTGTTCGAGTCTCACACAGCGAGCGAACGAGCCTCGACACGAAGAAGTTACGGGCCGAGCACGCGGACCTCCTGAAGAACTACCAAACCACGAGCCGCACGAGTCGGCTCACTTACACGAAGGCGAAGCAATGAACGACAAGACCACTACCCTTGAAGTTGTGAAACACGAACTGATCGGTGACGGCGCGAAGCTCCGCGCGGCACTGCCCGATCACCTCAAAGACTCGGCCGGGGACTTCATCCGGCTCGCCCTGGTCGAGTTCCGGCGCACGCCAGCTCTCCAGAACTGCGCGCCCGCGTCCGTTGTCGCCGCCGTGCTCGACTGCGCGCGCCTGGGGCTAAAGCCTGGGCCGCTCGGACATGTCTACTTTGTGCCATACCGCACGGACTGCACGCTGATCATTGGATATCGCGGGCTCATCAAGCTGGCCCTTCGCTCGGGTGATATCACGGCCGTTGAGGCGCACCCGGTCTTTGAGACTGAGCGATTCGACGTGGAGCTGGGGAGCGAGCCGAAGATCACGCACGTCCCGGACTACAGCGTCCCCCGGTCGCCCCAGAACGTGCGCCTAGTCTACGCCATTGCTCACAAGGCGGACGGGCGGTCTCTGTTCGACGTTATGACCAGGGGCGAGATCGAAGCCATCCGCAATCGCTCGAAGGCTCGCGGCGGTCCGTGGGCGACGGACTGGATCGAGATGGCACGCAAGACCGTCGTGAAGCGAGCCGCCAAGTACTGGGACGTCTCCGCCGACCTAGCCGAAGCGATTGCGATCGACAATGAGGCGCCCGGATACGAAGAGGCGCCGAAGCCTGAGCCCGTGGCAGTCGCGACGCCTGAGCCGGTGATCTCCCGGTGGTCTGAAGAGGAGTAGACAAAGAAAAGCCCGCCAGGACGAATCCGGGCGGGCTGGGTGGGTGCGTGGGTGCGGCTAGAAGAGAAAGCCGGGGGGCGTTCCCTGTGCAATCGCAACCGCGTAACCCTTTGCAGCCGTGTAGCTGATGCCAGAGGGCAAGCAAACGTAGCCGAATGCGAAAGTCTCAACCCACCACTCGTCGTCGAAAGCGAACCCGCTCTGTCGTCCGAGCGTGCCATAGCAAGCGCCCTTCAGCTCAATCGACCACTCAACACAATCTTGGTACTCGCGTGCGGTGTTGAACTTGTACTCTTTTGCCTGTGCTGCGGTTGCGTTCGTCATGTCGTGTCTCCCTGGGCTCCCGCCCTGTGTCTGAGTACCTTTATACGTCAGACCGATTTAAGAACGCAACCAAATAACGCATGTTTTCGCATCTTCCCGGTGTTTTTTTTCATCACACCGGTTCGGTGCAGCGTTTAGCGAACGAAGAAAAACGCAAGGTGAGCTGTCCAGGACGGCCGGATCGCCTCTAGCGCGTGGGCGTGATCACCACTTGACCTTATCGGACCAGTAGGCGGCGCTCATCTTGCCCTTGGCGATGTTCTTCGCGTGTCGGGCTTTGAAGGCTCGCCGCTTGGCGCGATCTGCGTCTGTGTCGCTCTTCTTCGGGCTCCCGGCGGTCTGCGCGCCCTGCTGGCCGAATCGGATCAGCTTGATCTTGTCGCCCTCTTTCGCAACGACCACGTGTGATTTCGTCGGATGCTTCGGCGTCCGCTTTGGTTTGTTGAAGGCGTCAACGCCTGCGAGTTTGAGCCGGTAGTCTTTCTGTTTCGGTGGCATGGTCTCACCTCCCCGGTGAGCGTAGCACAAAAGAAAAGCCCGCCGGGCGTGAGCTGGGCGGGCTGGATGAGCACCTAGGCAGACTACGACCGGATCTCTAGATCTTTCAAAGACAAGTCAAAGTCCTCGATCACACAGCCCGCCTCAGGGTGGAACCTGTGACCGTCAATCTGCACGCGCCAAGCAACTCCGGGCGCACGACGCATCATCTTCGCCAGTTCCAAGACACTATTACCGCTCGTCTCGTGCTCCCAGGGATCGTTTGCGTCAACCGGCGGATATCCTGCCTCGATGATTTGCTCAAAACCGACTGACGGACAAAAGCGAACCGGATATCGCCTATATCCCATGTCTGCGAGCGTCGCCCTGATCCTGCGCTCTATCTCTTTTTGTTTCATTGCGGATCCTCCACGCACAGCACGTCGATCACCCATCCATCTATCAGCGCAACGCTGACGCGACCATCCACGAGCGCCGCGTCTCGGGCCATACCCTGGATCGCGTAATCGCCCTCGGCCTCTTTGGACTCTTCAAGCGCCTTGATCAGATCGGACACTTTCATTCTCTCACCTCCTAGTGGTTCTACCCCAAAAGCCCGCCGGGACGAATCCGGGCGGGCTGGGTGGGTGCGTGGGTGGTGGGGGCGATTACGCGCGATCCAGCAGCTCACGGTGCGGGATGTGCAGGTCGGGCGTCCGGCGACGGTCAAAAGACCACCGGCCCACCAGCCCTTGCTTGCGCTCGATGCGCTTGAGAATGTCCCATTGCTTCTTAGAGAGCTTCGTGCGCCGGCGGCTGTTGCGAAACTGCATCAGAAGCGAGTCCAGAAAGTTGCGCTCCCATTCGTTGTAGCCTCCGCAAAGGATGGCGTCCCGAATGCGCAGAGTGGTGTGATAATTGCCCTTCGTGGGGCCCTCCACCGTCTCGCCAGTCTTCACGCACACGCGGAAAAGCCGCATGGTCTTTAGCACGTGCCCCTCCTTAAACGGCTGCTCCAGGGGCATGGCGTAAAAGATCCAGGTGTAGCCGGAGCCCTCGCCGCGGTACCTGACCGAGAAAGGCCCTCGCTGGTGTCCCATGATGGCCTCGCATCCTCCGGCCGGAATCGCGGGGTGTCCCGCGCCAGGGGGCAAGAAGCCCGTCGGGCCGCGATAGCCCGCGCCGGTAGGGTGCTCGTGATAAAACTTAGTGTGAATCGGCGCCATGTTCTCACCTCTTGTAGTGGTTCTACCTGAAAAGCCCGCCGGGACGAATCCGGGCGGGCTGGTTAGGGATGCGAGCGCTGGCTAGCCCATGAGCGACGAATCTAGCGGGGTAAGCTTGTAGTTGCTGCCGAAGTAAATCGGTACGCCGATAGCGGGCGAGCTGGCAACGGCCCGATACGCCTGAGCCTCAAAAGGCGTAAGGCACTGATCAGCGCTCGACACCACGCGAGCCGCTACGGTTTGCTTGTCTGCGTTCAAAATCTCAACCAGTACGGTGTTCATGTCGTCTTCCTTTGGGCTCCCGCCCCGTGTCTGAATACCTTTCTACACCGGACCGATTCACAAACACAAGTTAAAAAGCACATTTATTTATCTTTCTGGTGTTTTTTTTCGTCGCGTCGGTTATGAATGGGGGCAGGAGGTGCACTAATGGACTTGCACGAACTAGCCAAGATCAAGGGAGAGGACGCGATCGCAGACGTGATCGGGTGCCAGGTGACGAGCTTTCGGAACAAGCGATCGGGACAGCGCCCGCTGTCGATTGATGATCTGTACGCGCTCAAGGCCGCGTTCTCGGAATTCGACATCGGCGCAACGGTGATCAAGATCGGCCGTCGTCGGTCGTCGCGATAATTTTGACGGCCCCTCTGATCCGGTTGAATGTCGGATCAGGAGGTGCCGACATGACCACAACCGCCATAGAGACCCGCTACACCGTTGATCACGCATTGCGCCTAGGCTTTCGGATCATCCGACTCGCCCCGGCCCGCTATCATGTCACGCTATGCGGTCGCGAACTCGTGCCCGATCTGCAACTGGCCACCTATGAGGAGGCTCTCGGGCTGATCGTGGACTCGATCGAACTGGCCCCGGAAGCCTAGACCGCGATCCAGCGCTTAGGGCACCCGCCGCGCTTGCCTGTTGGCTCCCATCGGCTCACAAGGTGCCCCTCGCGCTCTAACTTCCACAGGTACCACCGGATCCGCTCACCTGTGACGCCTAGACCCTGTGCGGCTTCTTTCACGGTCGCGCCGGTCTCTCCCCGGCCGATGATCCAGGCTAGAAGTTGATCGCCTCGGCTCTGGAAGCCGCCAAGATTCCGATCACGATTCCAACGACTACGCCGCCGGTCGTCCATGTCGCAGTTGTGATCCACGTCGATCGAGTCTGAGGGTTCACGGCTGCGGTGTCTAGCAATCCAGAAAGACGCTCTGATCTTGCCTGCTCGGCTTCGAGCACGGTTCGCAACCGGTAGATCTCCGCCGCGCTCTGGGCTGCCTTGCTCTTCGCCCTGGCTTCACACTCGGGAAGATCAGCGCGTAGGCACGTGATCGCCTCTGTGGCCTTCTGAGGCGGCACGAGCAGTCCTCCGCACGGGGCGAGCTCTCCGCCCTCGATGGGCTGGACCTTTGGACAGTCGGCCGCTTGTGCCGAGCTGGTGAGCAGTGCTCCGGCGATCATGAGCGCGATCCTAGTCTTCTGCATTCCACAGATCCGCGAGTGCTTGTTTATCTAAAGCCGCCGCCGAGAGTTTGCGCCGGATGTCTTTGATCTTGGCCTGCGCCTCTTCCTCGCGCTTCTGTGCGGCCTCAATCTCTTTTTGCGCGCGTGTGAGTGCAGCGCGTGACGTGATCACAATCTGCCGCGCCTCTTGTGCGTCTATATGGTAGGCCTGACTGCGCCGCTGCCATTCGTCGCGCTCGTCCACGGTTCGCGCCAGCGCGAGCCCGAGCAAGACGCACACGACGATCAGAGCCGCAATCGTGCCGAGCATCAAAACTCGGCCGCTTCGTCGCTCGCGGCCTCTCCCTTCGCGCGAAGGAATCGACGAACAGACCCGACCGCTTCGGTTGTCAGATTGGCCGAGCCGATGCCCACAAGGAGCCCGGTCCGCATCGCGTCCGGGAACATGAAAAGCCCCGCGCCAGCTCCACAGACGACCGCGACAGCCCGAAGCGCTGAGGCTTTCCACCATGGTTTGGACTCGCGCGCCTTCA